TCTCAGTCTCTGGGCATGTATCTGAGTACAACGAGGAATGATAACATCGTCTGTAGTTAAGGTCCGTTTCACTTTCCACAACAGGTAAATCAAGTATCTCTCTTCTGTCGCCTGCAACTTAGTCATAATGTCGCTTTGCTGTGGATCTCGCCTGTCTTGATCTTTGATGGCCATCTTTTGAAGAGTACGGGTGGAATTGATCTTTTGAATGGCTGCCATGATGTATCCTAAAGGTGTAATTTGAAACAATTCATGAGCCAGTCTCGGCCACATCGGAGTCATGGTCCATATCGTGTTGTGTATGGCTTCTTCTTGTTCCTTACTCACACGATTCATTAAATCTAGGAACGGAGCATTCGTAACCCAATTGTCATCTTGGAGCTTTTGTTTCACTTCGCTCGCTAGCACACTGGATCCGGAGGAAGGAATGAGTAGATTCAAGGCTAGCGGATCCTGTATCAACATCTGCGGATCGGCAACGGGAGAAAGTTCCGGATTCATGAATGACACCACATACGCCTGATGCTTGCCGGTCAATTGTGTTTGCAATTTTTTCAAGAAGCACAATCCTTCAGTGACAGGATCAGGAAAGCCACGGAAGTGCAAAGACAAATGATTACTGCTGGACAAGCCTCCTAGTGCTCTTGGTATCCACAATAGTAATATCAGCCTGCTCAGGCTGAGAGTACCGTCAGTTTGGTAAGTTTTCCTAATTATTGTCTTATCAGAAAGTACAAGCGACCATTTGTTCTCTTTGTCCTTCGAAACGGCATGAACATCTGTTGAACACAGAGGTGAGTAACTGTACATTCTGTGTAGAGCGGTCAACCCTTCGATTTTCATCACCGTGTTGGCAGTTATCGCTGTCAGATCAGACATACATGCTGTCTGTACATTCGCCGAGATTGTTCCGATAGAATTATCCAGCGTCATAAGAGAATCATTGGAAAGATAAAACGAACGAGCCAGTTTCTTCAATGACATGTTCAACTGAAATCCTTTGTAATAGAGATGTTTACCGTATGCGAACAGTTTCTGTGACTTCCACGTCTCAATCTCTTTCAAAGGCAAGCCGACTCTCTTGGTTGTAGTCAGCAGATCTTTCCAGAAGCCTTCCTCTTTGGCGACCAGACCAGCAACGATTTCTTCGTCTGTGAGCTCAAATCTCTTACCGGAAGAGTGAAAGAATTTGCAAGCCAACACCTGATTATCACCTTGTCCCGTCAGTTTGTACTCCATCGAATGATCTTGTGCGACTAAGTCGATCAACAGTACTGTGAAGATAGTCCAACCTTTCTGTCGTAGTCCTTCGAACCCTCCCAAGTGACCGGTCCAACAATAGTCATCTTCTACCGGATCTTGTGTGTTGTGTTGCTGAAACGCCGGTATGTA